TCATATTGTCCCAATGAAGGAGCTGATTCAAGTTCAGACTTGATGGCAGCCATAGTCTCTTGACTTCTCTCAGCTGGAGTATCGCCCATCAAGATAGCTGAACGGTTGCTTGAGAATTTAGATTTGTCATAGTTGTTGTATTCACCCTGACGAGTAATTACCAATTCGAAGTTCTTACCTTCAAAGAGGTCGAATACTTGTGTTGGTTCACCGAACTCAGGCTTCAACTCAGCGTCGATCTTCTCTTTGATCTTGTAACCAAACTTAAATACTTTGTAAGTACCTTCTAGTTCTGGGTTTTGTGGATCTTTTACGATCTTAACAAGAGAGTAGTATTGTTGACGTCTCTTAAGCTTTTCGGAAGCCTTTCTGTCAACAGCTGAATCAGACTTGCGCAATTTCCAGAATACATCTGCAATTGGGCAGTGCTCACCAATAGTTTGTGGGGAATCAACTAGTTTGCCGTCACCGCTTGAGTTAGTCAGCCAGTGTACGTACTTTTGAATCAGAGATTTACGTGGGTTCTCTGGGTTTGGAACAAAGCGGATAAGTGCTTTGTATGTTCCGTCTTTGCCGTCATCGGCAGTTGGTTTGTAAACTTCATTAGTTGAAGTTTTTTCGGGCTGATGCGTTTCTACGTCTTCTACGCCCAAGTTAAAAATGTCAAAATTGTCACTCATGATACTTAAAAATTGTTTAATACGTTAAATTACTTTGAAATTACTTTCAATACCTTATAGTTGTAGTCAAATAATAGTTTCAATCTAATGTCAAATAAGCTGGAAACTCTCCGTGGCTCGCGACTTGGGGTAATTGCTTCCAAGTGCCGTCCTCTTGCTTAATCAGCCCTGATTTGTGTAGTAACTCTTCTCGCTCACTATTTGTGAGCTGGTTAGCTTCCACCATTTTTTTGAGGATCTCATTGAGCCGGAAGTAGTCAATTGTAATCAACATGTCAATTGTACTTTATTTGTTCTACATATTATATATCTCGATAAACAATTGTTTCTTGAGGGTGTGGCAACAAAAAAGTTTCAAAATAGTTGCCTAAAAATTTTTTTATGTCAATTATTTTTCGTATATTAGTACTGTAATTAAAGCAAGAACGAAATGGAAAATACGTTGACATTTGAAAATCTAACCTGGAAAGAACATGGACTAGGAGGCTTACAAGGTACGCTAACATGTAGCAACGGAATCTTGGTCAGCGTCTTAGCTGGTAGCGGATTTTACAGTACGCCACGAGAGAATATCTTAGACCCTAAAGCATTTAGCGCGTTTGAGGTTGCACTCTTAGCTCCAGGGGGCGGCTTCATTACAGAAAAGGTTCTGGGTGAAGAAGGTGCTCACGATGTAATCGGTTGGAAGACCGTAAGTGAGATTAACGAAATTATCACTAAAGCAAATAATCACTAATATGAGGGCAAAAAGATTCGACCGACACAACTTATTCGATAAAGAGCTAATTGGATACCACGCAGAGACCATTAACCTCGTACAGAGGTGGTGTATGGATAATGATGTAAGTATCTTTGGGGGAGTGCCTAATATGCTCAGCGGTATCTGGGATGGCTACTTGTATCCGAATTTGATTGAAGATGCAAAAGCACTTGGACTTACCAAAAGTATTATCGACAGGATCGAACAAACAGTTCAGATCATCGAAGAGGACATTGAAAACTTTGGTGAAAGAGACACTCTAGTTTAATTTGAAAAAAGTTTGCCTAGATTGGAACAAAATCTATAGAGCGTGGTACAAGTTATGTATTTAACCCTCAGGGAAAGATAAGGTTAGAGCTTGGCTTTAACGCTTTCATGCAAGTAATGGTTTAAGAACCAAGCATCGACTAGGTCATCAAAGGGCTTAGGCACTTTTTTAACCTCACCAATTTCTCCTACACAATATTTATATAGAGGGCTTTGAGCTAACTCAGCAGATTCACATACATTATTTAAGAAAGCTAACCAAAGCGCAGCTTTATTCATGTTGCCTTTACCGGCATGTTTCTTGATTGTGGTTGGAGCAACTGTTAGCAGATCTTTAACTTCAAGCTGACAAATAAGTTGCTCTTTAAGAATGGCTGCTCCTGCTGCCATATCAATAATATTGTTTGTACCCATCTTTGAGCCGTAAGACGAGCCTTCGAATGCAATGTAATAATCTTGCTTAGTGTGGGTAATGCCTAGAATAATATTGACAATGTCATCTGCCATAGCCATATATCTTCTGACTTTAGCAAACTCATTCTTTGAGTAGTCTCCGTATTTAGTCTTCCAATCTGGTTGGTGAATTAGGGTAACGTCTGAGAATGTAGAAATTTCTTCTTGACGTTTTTGCTCCGCTTTTGTACCTTGGCCTGCTTTAATATATGAGACAAAGTGATATTCATTTGTATCAGATTGCCAGATACAAATACCAGGGGAATTAAGCGAGAAGTCAACGGTAACTAAATTCAATTTAGATTCTTTTACCCATCGAGGCGCCTAGAGCAGCGCCTACTAATCTGGAAGTTAGAAGATCATATAAGATACCCTTCTGGATACCTAGCACTTTAGCAATCATCTTACCTAGAGATTTACCTAGTGCAAAACCAGTAAGACCGCCGATGATAGAACCCAATAGGCCTTCATTAACTAAGCCTTCTTCTAGCCTATCTAGATCGAAAGTACCATCTTCGTTTTGATATTGTTGGGCAAATTGTTCTAGCGCAAAATCTACTTTTGCTTCTAGTTCAGGAGTCCATTCAGATTCTAGACCCTCTCTAATTAGAGCCATGTCAGTTTCTGTTACTTGCTCCTCAACGAGGTATTCGTTAAATGTTTTAGTAGTCTTCATAACTTATATATCACTCTATTTCTAATCTAAGATTAAGTTTGTTGTAAACGAATGTGCACTCAAATGTGCTAAAGTCAGCTACGTTCTCGGCCATATTAAGGTTTAACTCATTAATTGAATTCATAATAATACCGTTGAACTCCATATATGCTACTGATGAACCTTCAGCATCTAAGATTCTCAGAGTCATTGGGTCGATGTATGACTTCTTTGTAGTTCTAGCATAATAATAGAGTAGAGTGTCCATCATAATCCAGTAATTGATAAATCCATCTAGTAACTGGAACGTTATGGTAAACTCTCTTGTAATAGTATTTTGAATAGGTACCGCACCCCTGTGGTTTCTCACAGTTCCATCCCAATCAGATTGCTGGACTGGTTCAAAGGAAACGCCAGGTATATTGATACCTTGGATAGAGTAGTTTACAAAATCTATCGGTTCTGCTAATAGACCTCCTGGAACTCTGCTTAAATACTTTCTGTATTTTTCAGCAACTTCATCTGGAATGAATTTCCTAGGAAATCTAAAATCATAAGAATTATTTCTACTATTTAGAATCATTATCCAAGTTTAAATTTACCTCTAGTAATCATGGTTTCTTCGGTGCCATTATCTATCGAAATGTAGAAAGTCTTCGAAGCCATACCTCTAATGTTAATAGCATTAGCCTCGTTAATCTTAAATAAGACCTCACCTAGACCCATGTCTATATCTTTATTGTAAACGTGGTTAAACTTCAATTTGGTCTTACCATCGTTAAACGAGAGTATTACCCTTTCAGCATTTTCAAAGCTAACAAGTTCAAAATCGTCACCCCTCTTTTTACCAATTACAAATTTGTAGTAAGCCGCGAACGGCGGGATTGTAATTTCAATTTGATCTTCATTTACAAATCCAGTAGTATCGAATTCTTCAACATCTTTAGTGATTGGATTATCACCTGCGCCGACTAGGTTTACTTTAGCAGAACTAGTTATTACGTTATGCCTCTCGATAAAGGTGGGAACATACTTAATAGTTCTAGGTAAGTTATCTGTGATAAACCCAGAAATAATCTTATTAGTAGCTAAGCTAGGCAGAATATTGTAAACCTCTGTTAGTTGGTTAGGGTTATCAATTTTTAGTGCGCTAAGCCTCTTACCATATTTAGAAGCTTGGTTAACTGTTAGTGAAGCTCTTTTAACAATTTGAGTATTATCAGTTTGATTGTAAATCCTCATAGTCACTTCAATAGAAAAGTTAACAGCTTGGTGTGCGTTAATGATTACTGGCCTAAAGAAAAGAGGGTCACTAAAGTCTTCGTATTGAGTGTACTGTTGGGTATTGGTCTTAATCTGAGAAGTACCTATTTGTTCGTATACATCAATGTCGTAAAATACTACGATATCATCAGCAGAAGATCTAATTCTACTTAAAATATGTCCCTCAAAAGAAGCTCTTGAGTTATCCTTCTCTCCATAAATCTCAAAGTAATCCCCATCTTCTGAATCTTCAATAACAACTGTAAAATCAGCATATTCATCTTCTCGGCTAACCGTAAACTTATTTTCCTCGGCAGTAAAGACATAGTCGAATCCACCTATAGTTTTTAATTGGTCTAATAGTGCAAATCTAACTTCATAATTACTGCTAGGGTCTAAATCACTAGAACCTTGTGTACCATCACCGTAAAACCTATCGTTAAATTCTTCATTTTGATTAACTAGGGATGGCACCTTTACCTCAATATACTTAGACCAAAGAGTCTCTCCAAGTATAAATGGTTTCGGGTTTGAAAACTCGTAATTAGATTGATTTAAATAAACCAATTGAGTCAAATAGTTTTTAACTCCAGTAGTTCTATTAGCAGCAATTTCAAATAAGAAGCCTTCATAGTTTCTAGCAGCAAAACTAACACCAGATTTTAAGTGTAGCCTAACCGTATCATATAGGATAAAGTTAATATTGTCTGTTGCCTCAGATTGATAGTTTAAAAGGTCAGCCTCATTACCACCCTTCCATTCTAAAGAGTTGTTAATGTAGTTATGCATTTGGTATGCACCAGTAGAGTCATATCCAAGTAGTGCATATTTTGTAGTATCTGAAATATCACCAACGCTAACCGCATGGTACCTACCGATAGTCTGGTTAATATCGTTACCAGTTGCTTCATCTGGTGAAGCGAATAGAGGATTAGCTCTAGTGTCAACAACCACCTTACCTCCGATTAAATTAGGGTAGCTATATTCGACAGTACCATTTGTATTAGGAGTAAATTCACCTAATTGAGTTGTCGCAGAATAAGTATAAATACCTAGAGTCCCTGAAATAGAAAAATCTTCTGGGTTAGGTAATGCGCTTAAATCAAATTTGTAAGTCTTACCGTTTTGTAAGAGTAGAGTCCTAGCAGCAAAATTTTCAACTGCTAAATAACCTGACATTACAGTCACATCAAAGTTTACTACCGCACTTCCTAATTCATTAATCAAGTGTCTGGTAGCAGTATAGTCTCCATCTACTGTATCCAAGAACATAACCTCACTACCGTTATCATCCACTTCAATTCTGTAGTCTTCTACATTACTTTGGTCGTGGTAAATAAACTCTAAGAGTACATCCTCGTCTATCCTAAAATATCTTGATGATTGGGCCATGTTTAAAACTGTAAAAATTTAGGAGACCAGTAAAGTCCTATCCCAATTGAAGGACCAGTACTAATCACTTGATTATTGTTTAAGTTAATACCATAACCAACACCAAAGCCAATAGACCACATGTCTCTCTTCTGAGGCCTTTGATTTAGTTTAGTATTAACCAAGTTAATATTTTCTATATTGCTAATTTCTAACCCAGGGTAAGCTGTCGTTATTTTTAGCCTATTAGCGCCATCTACTTCTTCGACAGCGGCAGAAAGACCTAGAGTTTGTGTTATTGTAAATCTACTATTAGTAGGGCTTAACTCTAAAGTATTAGGATTAATACCGATAATGGTAGAACCTGATAAAGACCTAGTATTACCATTTCCAAAATCATCAAATGATTCAAAATCAACCCTAGAAGTCGTAGAGTCTAATCTGGTTGCCGTTGCCTCAGCAAGCAAACTATCTTTAATAGCCAACTCAGCCGATAGTAAAGTATTGATACTATTTAAATCCTTATTTAGATTCAACTGCGTTATATACTTTTTTAGCAACTTAGACTGATCCGATCTTAAATTATCAATATCGAATTCATAAGATCTAATTGTAGAAACTAAATCACCGTTTTCGTTTTTTAAAACCAAGACACTATCTTTCGATGCCAAGTAATTATTGAAATTTCTTTCGGCATTCTCGTTAGCTAATTTAACATCTTGCTTTAACTCAGAAATACTATTGCATTGCTTTAAAAAGAGCATAACGAATAGAGCCCCAGCAGCAAAAGTTACTAGGGTTCTATTTGATAGTATGTCTTTTAATTTACTCATATTATGATAATGTACCGTCAGATTCTAAGTTTAAGTTTCCACCGGAAATATTAAGTACCGATAACTCTCCGTTTGGATTTAGACCTAAGTGGCTACCGCTAATAGAGATGGTATCGTTTCTCAAGCTACCATCCGGGTTCAGATCTAAATTACCACCTGAAATTTGGATCGAAGCTGGAGAAGGGCCGCCACCTCCACAAGGCGTCATACAGAATGGTGTCCAAGTTCCATTTATGTAGCCTTCAAAAACGTCAGCACCTTGATTGTATCTAATCATACCATCTAGCGCAACGGCATTAGACAATTGATTAATATAAGGCACTCTTAAGGTCTCATCAAAAATAGTAGGAAGATTAAATTGCAATCTAATATCCGGTCTATTTTCAGGTAGCGGATCGTAAGGGCCTGCTGTGAAATTATATCTAGTATGTTCGTTACCTTCAACGTCAATAGTATCCTCAGAATCTATTGTAATATTCTTAATATTATCGTGCCATAAAGAAATATGCCCTCCTTCTACTACTTCTAATTCGTAGTTATAGTGTCTACCTACATTTAAAGAAGTCCTAGATACAACATCTCCATCATCTGCAGGATCTAAGTTTTTAAAAGCGTTATCACCTATCCAAATTACTGGAGAAGTTTTATCAGTATCTGGTTTAGGTTTTAGAATAGTGACATCTAGCTGATCGGTCTCAGGTTCAGCATCAATGGTAATCGACTTCCATGGAGAAGTTGTTTCTCCGGATTCACCCTTTAAACCTATTTCACCTTTTTGACCCTTATCACCAGTAAAGCCGTGGTCACCCTTTTGGCCCTCGGGGCCTTTAGGTCCTTGCGGCCCACCTCCATTAGCTACAATTTGATCGAAGTTATAGTTTATCTTCTCAAACTTGACACGATCAGAATCACTAGGATGTAATATTTCTTGAATGTTAATAGTGGCCATTCTTTATGACTTTATTTTTATGACAGGTCTTATTCTATAAGAGTAGCCTAATCTTTTATTATATATCAATCTAAAATTGAGGGGCTGTTGTTCATGCTTCTTAAAACTAAAGGCATTATCTCTAGTAAAACCTCCTGCAGTTGCCTCAGATGAGTTGTCGACTGAAAGTACACTTGACTTTTCACCCTTTACCTTACTTGTATATAGTTGGATATTATCTACATTAAAAATTTTCAGTAGATTATCGTCAACGTAAAGTTCTGCATCATCTACCAGCGTTGTCTTATCCCCGGCAGAATCTTTACTACTTACAAATTTTGAAATAGAGTTTAGAATACCATCTTCGCTTAGAGCTTTTTTGATACTTGATGTTAAATAGAAGTCAACGTAGACGTTATTATCGTCTTCAAATACCACAGCATCAGTCTCGTTAGTTTGATTAGTCAAAATAGCATCTAGGCTTGTTTGAGATTCTACATGTTCAACTGTAAAATTAGTTATGTCATAAGAGTCCTTTATCTTCATTATAGTAGAACCTAAGTAAGATCTTTCTTCTTTAGTTTCAAAAGTACCAGGTACTTGCTCGGACAAGCCACCTGATAAAGACCTAGTATAGTAGTTAGTATCCCATGACGATTTAAAGACGTGAACATCTTTTTTGTCTATTGCAATTTCTCCAATTAGAGGGTAAAGAGGTAATTTATCTGTGGTAGTAGATAGTTTGGTTACACCTGCATTATTCACCTCGTTTACTTTTCTATAGAAATGGTTTTTAATTATACCCCAGTTAGAATCATGAACTCCTTCATCTTGAATAAAGCCAAGGTTAAATGCAGTTCCACATCTATTATATCTTCTATAGTAATCTTTAGCCAAGTTAATTTCTGTAACATCAGTTAAAGAGTGCTTGTACATTTCTTCTTCAAACGCAAGTTCAGATTGGTTAATAGTAGATTGTAATGTATTAGTCTTAAAGTGCGTGTATGTATCTGTAAACGTAACAACCGGTTTTGTAGAAACTGTATAGTCGCCATTATGTCTAATTAAGAATGGGTAGTAAGTATCTCCTTGGAATAAGTTAAAGCCGATTGTACCCGTAAATAGTTTAAACGTCTGCGGCTTATCTTGGTCTGCTGTAGTAAGCAGGGAAGCCTCTTTGATAATTTCCACACCATCTTCAAACTCTATCTTAAACTGATTATTCTTAATAGAACCATCTGTCTCTACAGTTACATATTCTATTTCTGGGCTATTCATAGTTAGCATATTTGAAATATTAGAAACTGTTAAGGCGTCTAGAACCGATTCAAATGCATTTTTACCACCGTTCTTATAGATGTATTTTGCAGATCTTTGCATATAACCTGGCATATCATCTAGGTCTACTTTATTTCCAGCTAAATCAGTTGGGTGTTCTAATAGAGTAATTTGATCTTGAGCGTCAATAGACTTAATTAGTAGTTTAATTACAAACGGGCCTGTGTGTAAATCTACTGTAACGTGTAGTTCGCCAAAATTATTATCATCATCTGGATTAATTTGGTCTACATATTGCGGTAGAGTCTCATTAGCGGCTTCAATACCCTTTACCACTAAATATTCAGGTTGGTCGGGGTTATTCCAGTTAACGTCATTTAGGTTCATTGCACCCTTCACGTTTACATCAGAATAAATGAAGTTTTCAGTCTCATGGTTCCATAAAACACCATGTTTTAATTCATATAGAAGTTTTCTATTCATTGCTCCATCAATCCAAAGATCGTTTAGCGACAATGTGATTAAGAAGATTACAAATTTAAACTTCTTGTTTTGAATAACTTCGTATGAAATATCGGTATCCCTATGTCCTGCCTTTATAGAAACTAACGTGCTAAATCTATAGCCATTAAATTCTGGCGATTTAAAGAACTCATTCGATAGAGTATCGGTTAGCTCTTTCCTCTTCTTAAAGTTTACTTTAATGCCCTTAAAAATTGTAGAGGCAAACCTGGAACTATTACCGCCTGAAACAGTAGTATATTTCTTTTGTAAATTGGTCTTGATGAAAGATTTTATTCCATTAGGGTCTTTAACTTCGAAACCTTCACTTACCATAAATCTATCGAAGTAATCGTACGAAGTACTCTTAAAGATATTAGGGTTAATATCAAAACCCTCTACGAAATTTACATAACTAAACGTATCATTTAATTTTTCGTAAGTCAAATATTTTGGTAGGTTATCTAAGTAGAACCATTCGTGCGTCATAGACAATCTATCTCTATCTAAAGCACTAAAGTCTGGCGCAAAGTTAGTTCTACCAAATGCTTCATTTGCATTTAGGTAATAAGGCTGTTCTCTTACGGTTGTAGTATCTTTTAGAACCCATTTACTGATATTTGGAACCACTCTAGATAATGTAGAAAACTCCTTTAAGTTATTTTCTTGCAACCTATCAAACTCAGTATATAGCTTGTTTTCTTGGTAAGTATCTAAAGTCTCTTCTGGTAAAATATCACTAATACCGGTAAAGTATTCTACTGGGTCATCGTCATAGTCAGGACCAAACACTTCCAGGTTAGTAGAGGTATTAACGTTAGGTTCGTAGTTAATATTAGTTATAGTTTCATACTTAAGCTCTTTAAGATCTGAATTAGACTCGTCGTAAAAATCAAAGTCTAAATCATGTATATCATAACATGAGAATAGTCCAATTCTAGCAGCGTTATCGGCATAAACCGGTTGCTCGCCATTTGGTAAATCGTAAGGCTTATCCAGAATAATCTTTCGGTAAGGAGTATTCTTTCTAACCGCATCATCTACAACATCAATAACCCTGTTAAACACTCCTTTAGATTTTGTAGGTAAGTAATCACCGGGGTTAATTGCACTCTCTGAGTCAATAGTAACGAGAACAGATTTTCTAGCAGCATTACCTCCATTCATATAGTATACCGAGTTATTATCTGATACATTTTTACTTAGATTCAATTCACTAGACATACAATCAGGGGTTTGATTAATATCTCTATTCTCAATTTCTAAGAAGTCATAGGAATTGCTATCTGGCAATAAAATACCACTTTGCATTCTACGGTAACCTATAATATTAGAGCTAATATATAAGTAGTCGTTACCAGAGTCATGTGTTGCTGTAAATGGGCTATTAGAATTGTTAATACAGCTTGTAATAGCTTTAGCAATATCGGAGTTACTACCTTGGCTAGAGAAAACTCCGCCCGAAGAAGTCCCCGCAGTTATATTTGAAGTAGCAAAGAATTTAGAACTTGCAAAATCAGCAGCGTTTTGAATTCTAGAAACATTAGCATACGATGCGTTATTACCGGAAGAAGCCTGTAATCTACATCTTAAATCATCTAAAGAGGCACATCTTTCAGTAAAGTAAATAATCTCTTTATCTTCATCAAAATCTAATATTAGATTGCTATATGAGTTTAGCAATACTTCTTCGTTAATATTTAGTGTATTAGTACTAATAGGGGTTATATCATTTCTTAAAGTACCGTCCGCGTTTACATCTAAATCATCCCCTGAAATTTGAATATATTCTTCGTTGACAATGGATTCAAGCGCTACTTTAATATTCGAGAATGTTTCACTTACATTATTACCCGTTTCAAATGATATAGGTAGTTCTAAATTATCTTGAGTAAAGAACATGGTAAATCTTTCACCAGCCTTATGTCTTAAGAACTTCATAGAATAAGCTGACTCCCTAGATTCAAATACAAAGAACCTATCGTTATTAGCCGGGGTATCTACAACCTTAACCTTTACAAAATCATAACCAGGCTCTTCATTTACCGTAAGGTCTACAGAATTACCATTAGGGGCCAACTTAATTTGTTCCGGAATTCTATTAAAACTATCGTTAACATATACGTTTAGTATGCTAGGTTCGTATGATTTACTAGTATCAATTTTATAGTATTCATCGCCAATAGAAACATAACCCAAAGTAGGGGTATTTTTAATTAGCTTAAATGAAGGTATAGCAGATTCTGGATTATCATTAATATATGAGTTTAATTGCTTAAATATTAACTGGCCATCCACTGCAGATTGAAGCGAACCGTATCCAGAGTCTATGTCGTTTACGTATAAACCAAAGTATCTATTAATGGTATAATCACCAGCTCTATTATCATCAAATAAAAATTCTAAGTTAATTAGATTTGCACAGGCTATCATATTCCTTTCGAACCCGTCAGTAACGATTTTATTACTTGCTATTAAGGGGCTATCCGCCTTTACAAAGTCTTCATATAGATATTCTCCTTTAGAAACAAACCCTCCATTTTTTAGGTCTATACCTCTAAAGTTAGACTTACCATTTTTATCAAAGTTAAATTCAATCGGGGTGTTAGGGAAAGACTCAGAATTGACGTGCTTTCTAATATACTTACCAAGAGCAGACTTTGAAGTTAAATCAAAAGTTTCAACAATCTCACTATTTAAGAGAATATTTTTAATGTTACCATAAGTATCATTATTGTCAAAATCTAATTCTCCAACAGGATCGTTAACTCTAAATATTACGAACCTCTTAGGAATATCCTTATCTATCCATATAGGAGCCATAATTCTAAAGTCCTCATCATGAAGTTTAGAATAGTTATATGTAGTACCGTAATGGTAATCTTCTTCTATTTGTTTATCATAAGACTCATGAACTGTAAAGTCTGAAAAGCTCTTTTTAGTTTTAAAGATTAAATCTCCAGGAGTTTTGTTTTGCCTATAGAATCTAGCAAGATCCACAGACCAGTCACCGTCTGGGTTTAGTTCAAACTTTTTATATTCTGCTGAAGCTAAGTCTTTATCTGCATCAATACTTTCAATAAAGATCTTGCCCTCCGGGTTAGCTACTAATTTAGCGTTAGTAGATAATTTAGGATTAGTTCTTAAAAGAGGTTTAGATACATTATCTAGTTCGTAATTTTTCTCTAAGTCAAAATTAGGAGTATGTCTTTCTATAATCTCAACTTCATCAATTACCGGGAATGTGTAAACACCGCCTTGTCCTGGATATACAAGGTTTTCTAATAATGTATTATTATTGCATCTAGCGCATGCTTGATTAGACGCGAGGTCATCGTTAGCATGGAACCAATCTACTTGAGCTTCACTACCAAGTCCTAAATCAACTGGGTTAATAGAGATCGGCCTTATATTTAACTCAGCGCCCCTATCAATATTCATAACGAGCCTTAGGTCATACTCGACCTCAGCAATTTTCTGGTAAATAAAGTCTTGTGCCTCTTCAAAGTTAGTAGCAAAGATTTTAGACCAGTAAGTCATGCTAGTATTGGAAGTTTTGACCGCTGCTCTAGTAGTTAGATCGAATTCTTCGTTAATGCTAATAGTATCAATAAACTCTTTTACATAAGAAATATCGGGATCTTCAGTCCCTGCAGTATGCATACCATCCACGATATAGAACGGGAAGTAAGGTAGGCCTCCGTTATAGCTAGGGTCTATTATAGGTTCACATCCATAAAATCCATAGTAAACATTCCTTCTAGTACCTACAGGTTCGTTAAATGCTAATGGGACTACATTTAAAGAAGGCCTCTTATATACAACCCTTTCTTCGCTCGTATACACTCCAGTACAAACACCATAACTAGAAGCTGGTCTACTATCATTGCCGTTTCTTGCAATTTCTAATACGTTATCCCTACCAGTGCCTAAGCCTGTATCAGGATCTTCTTCACCATCATTAAAAAACGCGTACCAGGTAGATTGACTATTGGCATTAGAAACTCTATAACCGCTATCATTCTCATTATCCCATATAACAAAACCCCTAGAAGCAGTTTCTCCTTCTGGCGCAATATCAACAAGAATAGAAGACGGTTGTAAAAGACTATAATCTAAAGAATTTGCTCCGTCAGAAGTTCTCCATATTGGGATCTGGTTTCTAGCAAGTTCAATCAAACTATAAGTCACTCCTTCCGGTGCTCTATACCAGATAGGAATTACAGATAAATCATCATCTTCTGCATAACAAATAGCAGAAATATCGGTAGGTTTAGCGAATAACCACTTAACCTCCAGCATCTTAGTCTCATAAGCCACTGGAGCTTCACACTCTGATAAGTATACACCCTCATCGTTAGAAATCCAACCAGCAGACCACTCGTTAATACTGTAATAACCGTTAGTATTGGCATCAGAATAGTTTCCAACACTTAATAACAATCCTGTTGGAACATCTCCAACCGCAGTCTGAGAGTGTGCGTTAGCCCAATATTCAGACGCGAATAATCCGCCCCCTGCTTCGACAACATCACTTAAAGTTGCGCCATCAGCTACGGTCTGCCAAGCTTCGCCTACCTCATAATCACCACTACAATAACCATTACTAGAGGTAGACCACTGGACTTGAATTGGCCATGCTGCACCACTCGTAACTTCACAGTCAATAATAGATACTATTTGTCCACTAGAGTTAATATTAATGGCCTTAATGGTTGGTATACCATTAATATTTTCCTCAGCAGATAACCAAGTAGTAGATTGGTTTGTTGGTAGCCAAACGCTGGCGCCAGATAAGTCGTTACTAGAATGTAAGGTCTTACCTACGGATAGATTAGATAGGAATGTAGATCCTCCTTCTGTAGCATAGAAGATAGGAGTATCTATAGTTCTATTTAAATCACATGCAGAGTTAGAAGAGTTAGTCCAAGCAGAAATAGCAATCTGCCTCCATGGAGTCTCCTGTACTGCAAAGTTAAATGTAATATCATTGATTGCTAAGAAAGATCCCCATTGGTCAGTTGCTCTTAACTTTACAGCATAATTACCAGGCTCTTCGGCCTCAAACCTTAAAATACCGTTCTCTATCTCTGCGGTATTTACATTTGCAGATGGTGTAACCGATTGAATAGTAATATTAACATCATGTCCCTCACCATCAATTGCTATGATAGGTGTAGATGATTGCCAAATAGAATTTTCATCTATCTCTATGGCAGCTAGCGGCGGGTTAGTCTGGAAATATGGCGCCGTATTAGGTGCAGCCACTAATGTGATTTTAATTTGACCAATATCAAATAAGCCGTTAGAATCCGTAGCCTTAAAATAGAATATTTCTTCAACAGAGTTAGAGCCGGGATTAATTACAGTAGAATTAATATATTTAAAGCCCTGGTTAATTCCGGGCTCTTCGGAAACAGTACCATGTTGTAGAACATTATTTAATGCCGTTAAGCCTAGTTCATTACCGTTAGAATCACACCAAGCATAAGCAAGTGTATTTATATCTTCGTCAGATGCAAATCTTTGGAATGTTGTACTATTACCCGAACTACTAGCTTGTAGTTGCTTCATAGTATCCATTGCCACCGGGGGCTGGTTAGCAGGAGGGTTAACAGTAATATTAGCAGTGGCTATTTGTGAATCTTGATAGCCATCATTAGCCTTCCATTGGAATCCTGCATTTACCTGACCTCCAGCTCCAAAGGATATTCCAGGTTTATATACAACCTGTCCATTAGATGAACTACTTAAAGTATATGGTAGTTGACTAGATGTAATAGGATTTAAAGTATTCGAAGCATCGAATAATTCCCCGTTCTGTGGAATAGTAACTAATATCCAAGAAATATTATCACCCTCAGGGTCACTAGTTCCCGCTGCCAAATTAATAGAAGTAGAATCTAAACCTGTACCGTTTTGCGTTACAATTCCGTTTGCATTTTGAACAACGGGCGGTTGGTTTACACTCGTATCTATAATCGTAATAGTTGTACTAGCACCTGCTGAAAAACCTGCACTATCTTGGGCATCTAATGTAATAACTAGATTCTCATTACCCTCTCCAAAGCTTAAATCATTAGAAACCTCTAAGGTTAGGGTTTGTTGTAATTGATTAGAAAAATCAAAAATACCAGAAGTACCCTGCCATCCACTAGAAAAATCACTAGCATTTACATCGCCAGAAATAGTCCAACCTAAAGTATATCCAGACCTAGTGGTACTCGCTGTAATAATGATAGTATCACCTTCATTAACACTAACAGAATTAGCAACTATCGAGTAATTAGGCGGTGCTTCGGTCGTAGTAGTCGTGGTTGTTGTAGTCGACGTTGTAGTTGAAGTTGTAGTCGTAGTAGTAGTCGGCACCGCAGTTGTGGTTGTAGTAGTCGGCACCGCAGTTGTGGTTGTAGTAGTCGGCACCGCAGTTGTGGTTGTCGTACCAGGATCTACGGTCGTCGTAGTAGTAGTCGGTGCTATAGTCGTGGTTGTCGTACCAGGATCTATAGTCGTTGTTGTAGAAGTTGTTGTACTTGTAGTCGTCGTAGGGTTAGGATTAGCAACGATTTGTAAAACCTCTCCGGTAACAGGGTTACCCTCTATTTCAATTGCTGAGTCAATCGCACTAACATACCACCAACCTGTACTACCAGGTGTAAATACACCAGAATACGTATCAGTATTACTGTCATACGAGTTGTAAAGAACGTCCCCTACTTCAAGTAAACCAGCCGAAGTAGAGGTCTGGCCATTTGTAGTATCTTGGTCGTTAAAAAACAGAGTAACATTAATTCCACTTCCGGTATTGGAGGATAAAAAAGCATCCCCGGGCGTGGTTTGTAAAGTACCTGTAAGTATAATTTGTGCCATTTACTTTAATCTTAATTAAGAGAATTACTTCTCTATTATATATCAAGATTACACACTAACAGTATTACCCGTTAGAGGTCAAGATATTCTTACCATTAGATTGGGTGTAAACACTTTCTCCAGGTATAGCAGAATCACCTCTTGTTAGTCTGGCAGCTTTAATAGAGTTTAGGTTTTTACCTTTAGGGCTGTACTTTGCGAATACCTCTAAATCAAATGAGAACTGCTCGCCGTACTTATCAAAAATATCTAAACCTATTTTCTTAGTATAAGTTAAGTTATTGTAAGCAAGCCTTGCGAATCCTCCAATTCTACCGATATCCGTTGACTCATCATTACCGAAGTAATCAGTCATTCTATATTGGAATACAATATCAACAGAGATTGCGTTAGAATCATTATCTGTTCTACCCTTTAAGGTTTTACTACTTCTTCTAGTTTCACCATCTACCTTCAAAGTATCGATATTGATCGGCGACATAAATAAGAATGCTCCACAAGATCTACCACCTAGTAAGTATTGGTCCGATTCTTCAAAAGACATTTTAATCGGTCTGCCTAAATCAGACGAATCTCCGCTTGCATTTAAAGTTCTACCACTATGGTATGCTGTTTGTTGTTTAGCAGTGTCTTTGCTAAGACTATCATTAAATCCAAATAAACTAAATAGAGTAGCACCCGTTGCTAGCGTTGCCGTTTTAGGCATTGAAAAAATCATAGAGTTTTTAGCAACGTTAATATCAAAAGGTATCGCGCCAGTACCACTATCCCAAAGATTTTCTAGATAAGGGTGGTCCTTGTGTAAGAAAAGACCCGTGTTATATGTGTTAAGGTTAATTTCCGTTACTGGAGTAACCATAATCTTGTTTCTATTCCAGCCAGTACTAGCATCAAAGTCTGAAAAAGCTCCCGACCAGAGAAAATCATCTGCTGCCGCTTCCGCATTATTAGAAGGAGTTAGCTCTCCGTCATAGCTTAAACCATATTCATAGTCTGTAATATCGTATGGTGTTGTAGTAGTCTCAATAGGCTCTACAACATAGAGCGGCTTTTGGTTACTAATATCCATATATCTAGAGTAGATAAATTGACCCCTTCTTTGTGCGGATTGATAAGGAGCACTAAATGTCTCTTCATAATCTTCACTAGTAATATTTTGGTATAAAATAGGTGCAAGGTCGTATTTCCCCTCAGTTGTGTAGTACGTATCGTTTTCTACTTTAACGTCAATTTCTGCTGCTTGGTTATCATTATATTGTAAACCAAATGAATTTAAACTATCTACAGAATTTGCAATAGAAGACCTATATGCCGGTTTAGATCTATCGCCTACAAGTCTAGATACTAATTCTAATTTAGTAGCCTTACTATTTTCTAATTGTAGTTTAAATACCTTATTTACAATATGACCCTTTCTTACAGTCAAGTCTGCTACTTCGTCTACGTAGTAACCAGCAAATAATTGAGCAGTTGAATCCTTTTTAATATTTGTAACTGAACCATCTTCAGATACAATCTTAACAACAAGCTCTCCAACCTCAGCTTCAACAGCGCCTTTGAGTGACGCAATTTGAGCTTCTAACTCTGCAATCTTATCATATACAGAAATAGGTTTTTGTTCAGGAGATAAGAAGCCTGATGCAATGTTAGTTGCGACGTGTGCATAATAGTTTTCATTAGCCGTAAACGAATCGTTAACGTGAGTATAAACACCCTGAGATGTTAACTCTTCGTTCATACCAACTCTCGCAAGTTCAGTTAAGTTTTGATTTACAGTAGATTGTATATCTGTTGTATTAATTTCAGCTTCTGGGAACGCAATTGTTATTGACTCTGACCAGTCTGAAATAATAGGATTATGTGGGTAACCTGCCTCTGAAATAGACTTAACTCTAATTTCAACAAGCTCACCCTGATTAATAGGAATATCTAACTGGTTAAAATTAATCTCCTGTCCATCTTCAATCTTAGAATCTTGCCATGTAAACTTACTAGAGATATTACCTTCTGCGTCAGTAGATTTAGCTTTAGCTCTTACCTTAGTTCTAACTTCACTCCAATTTGAGAATACAGCAGTTTTTTCTCTACCATCTTCTTTAAATTTAAGTTGAGATGCTTCTGCCGATTTACCTGAAGTAGATAAGTATCTATACTGTACAAGGAATTGTACTACGTTTTGGTCTGAAGTTTCAGCAACCTTTTTAGGTTTAGGCACCGCCCAGAATCCCCTAACCCTGTATTTAGGTTTAATGTTTTGTACATTTGTATCCGCAGATATCCCCTGTATCTGGTTTACAATTGAGTTGTAAAGCTTGCTTTCAGAAGCTCTTTCATCAATCAATGAGTTTAGCTCAGATTTATCCTTATCCTTTTGGACTGCTGATTGGTATGATGTTGAAGAAATAGCGGATCTTTTAGCGCTAATTGCAGAATCTAACTTCTTAATAGACTCCATAACCTGAATTTTATCCGCAGATAATTTTTTGATTCTATCAGCAGAATCATTTGCAGTCAAGTGTTTATTGATTTGAACTACTTTAAAGTTATCTGATAATAAGACTGGTGCGTCAGGGGTTACACCCACTGTCGCTGGCACCTGAGGATCTTCTTTTATCGACTTAACTAGTTGTCCAAAGTCTGCAACATTATCTTTATAGAAATCAGCTAAAGAAATTTCTACACCACTAGGTTGAAGTATTGATAATTCATTGGTATAGTAACCTACACCCGGAGACCATTTTTCTGCAAGTAGCTTAGACTCTGGATCTACAGCCTTCATGAATTGAAGTACTCTCTCGTTAAATCCACATGGTACTTCTACGCTTAAGTTATTATCTTCAGCCTTGTAAACGCTTAATGTACCTGCTCCGATCTTAATTGGTTCATAACCCTCAAGCAATCTGAGTTCAACCTGTCGAGTTGAACCGTCTAGACTAATAATCACATACCTGGTATTTTTAGATCCACCAGTGACCATTAATTCATCCCCTACTTGTAAGAATTCAGTCTCATCTAGGTCTTTGTTCTTATCCGAGTAAGTTAGTCTATCTAAAGTATATAACTTAATAGCTTGTTTAACCACCTCGCCATTTCTAACAGTATCTTTCTTTTCGTTTGAAATTGATAGAACGTCAAACTTGCCAGTATATTGGCTAGTTCTATATGGCATATCTCTTAACTCCTCATCTACAATATACGAAATATTATTTGCCACAATATCTCTAATTGCAGTCAAGTAGTCAATATTATTTTGGTTCCTATAGTTGTTGTTAAAAAAGTCGACAGCAACTTGGTTAGAGCTATCGAAAATAATTCTTTTAACTAATACTCTTTCGGTATCATTTGGAATCTGGCCACTAACATCAAACGATGTTTTAAGTATAGGATTTAAGAAATCTTCACCGTAGTAATTAGGGGCTGTAGTAAATCTACTTGGGGTTGATAATGAAACAATATCATTTGCTGGGGTCTTAAGAGACGTGGTAATAATATTCTGAAAAGTACCATCTGGTAGTTTTACTCTAGTGCTACCTTTACCCAAACCCGCTAAAGACTTTAGATTAGTATCTAGTCTTTGCAATTCTCTTTGCATATATCCAAACCCTGGAATAGAAACAATCTTAGTAGTTCCATCTTCATTTAAAAGTTCTAATGGAATACTTTTTTGTTCTGTAGTTACAGCCTCATTAATTCTTTCAAAAGTCTTTAATGAATTAGTATTAAGCTCTAATAGCTTTTTAAGGGTATTTGATATAGAGTTGTTGGTGTTCATATTATCTTAAAATATCTGCTTCAAATAAGAAGTTAGAAGGGTCCATACAAACCACTTCAATAAGTGGTGAAGTACTATTTAACTGATCTGCTGTAATTTCTGCAATTACTCTGTCAAATCCAGTTAAAGCACCAGTCCAAATCTTTATATTATTTCCGTTAATATCAATATTGTCTAGGACAATCTTCATCGCCTGGCCTTTAGTCCAAGGAGTAGTAGAATCGTCAATGTATATATTTAGATTAGCATTGAATGGATTATCACTGGCTAATGGTAAAAAGCCCTTTAAGCTCATTCTATTTGAGTAAGGGTATAGTTTAGTCCAAACTCCGGTAACATCAAAATCTGCAGGTTCTAATAGGTTATCAAAAGATACCATAGACCCCACTGTTTTAGATGAGATATCCCATTTAAAGATATCTGAAATCACATACCCATTTACAGTATTGTTAACCTTAATTTTTCCAGGAATGGTCTTATCAATTTCAGTACCTTTACCTGAAAAAATAACATTAGTATTGTACTGTAGCTCCACGGGTATAGTTCCATCAATTAACTGATTGATTTTACTATGTGCATTATTGACTAAATTTAGTAGGGCTTCAGAATCTCTTAGTTGTAGCGATGAAGCTGTAAAGTCATCTTCTAATTCTTTTAGCCTTTTATCAATATCCGCAGCATGTGCCTGTCCTAAAATAACATTTTCAAGTACGTCTAATCTAGAAACTACTCTCGAGTATCTATCGTTAGCCTGAATCAATAGGTCAGTCGCATTTTCAAGCGCCGTAGTGGTATCCATAAAAAGATCCATAGAGAATGTAGTGAAATCATTAACACTAGTCTCTACACCCACGTTATCAAGTGATGAATTAAACTTTAGGTTTAATTTTAAAGAGTAAGCATTTCCGTTTAGGCCTGTAACTTCGTTTGGCTTAAACTTAATCTGCTCATGAATTTTAGTACCTGGGCCGTATGCATCCTGAATATCATCTAGGATAAGTATACCATATAGGTTGGTTGCTCTATTAGCAGGAATAGACTCACTATATAAATCGTAATAGACTAAAATGGCGTTAAATCTGAACTGCTGGCCAGTCTTTGCAAAGTCTAATAGAGTTTTTACGTCCGGGTTATTTTGAATAGCCTCATAAGAAGCTGGATCCCAATCAATTTGAACCGAGTTAGTAGCGTTTGTTTGAATGTCGTAATACGGACCTGAATTTTCTGTCCAAGCGTCTACTACAGGGTCTAAGTTAATATTAGGATCTGGGTGTGTTTGACCCTCTCTACCTTCTATTGAATCTGATTCAATATCGGATGGGTAAAGTTTTGTAGCGGTTGTATTATATTCCGTAGGTTTAAATAATACAGTTGGCGTATAGCCTACTGAAGTTGGTACGTTAATGTAAACCTCGTGGTATGTATTACCTTGGTATGCAACGTCGTTTTCGGCGTCGATCGAACCTAAGTATTTAACAACCTTATCATAATTAGAGCCTCCTAAAATCGCATTATCATTTTCTGCGTAAGCTCCTGTTGAAGACTCGTTAGAATCTGTTGGTCTAAAATCAATTGCACCTAAAGCAGATAGCCATTTGAAAAAGATTTTTTCAGCGTCAGATGCTAAAATAATAGGATCGTAATCATCATCTTTTAGTAGAATTTCCTCAAGGTTTAGAGCATAGTTTTGAAATGTTTGAGCAAAGTCAACATTTGGCATGCCAGGATTATATGCTTGGCCCGAAAGCTGCTTCAAGTTTAGAGCAAAGTCAATGGTATTTGCACCATTAACAGATTCTGTAAAATCGGGTAAATCAAGTAACGCGTACTTGCTAAACTCAAAATTTAAATCAGAACTATTAAATGCCCTAGTCATATCTCTTGCAGAAGAAGCAAAAGCATACATTGTACCACCGTGTGGCTGAGGTATTCTAACTAAAGGAGTTGCCATCTATTAGGTTTCAATTTAATTTAATTATACAATTGATACTGCTCTAGTGCCGAGTATATACCATGTATTTCCAAAACATCTAAATGTAATTGTAGAGTTTGGTCCGCTAAGTGAAACAGTAGAGGGTAAGCCTGCGATGCTAGCACCAGCACCTGCAGCTACAGTAACCTCATTTTCTGCAATATTAATTAGAGTTACTTCTGTACCATCAACATCAGCTGGTAAAGTAAACGCAGCATCAATAAAGTAAGTACCTTTTGTAATTGAGGTTGGCGCTAAATTTGCAGCTGCAACTTCAGCAGATCCAGATACACCAGACTTAGCTACTCTACCTCCAAAATTAGCATTACCGTTAAACGTGGTTGCAGTGTCAAACTGTGCACCTGCGTTACTTACGGTTAAAAGGTTACTACCGTTATTGACCGTTAATGCATTTGTAGTTGCGCTAGTTAACCCAGATAATACCGCAGTGGTAGGATTTAATAGGGTAACTACAGAAGCTAACTCATCATTTAATAGCTCGAAATTACTATTAATAGTCGGTCTAGAAGAAGATACCGAATCAGTACCTAAAATTTCTGTAATGTTTGCCATTTTAGTTTATTTTACTTTTATCATATTACGCCTTACGACGTTTTTATTGTTATATGTATCCTCCGCTTCCAGTTGTATAGAGTAGTTTCCAGCATCCTGGAAAATGTACGTAAGCCACATATTATTATAGTATATATCATTGATTTCTGGGTTACTTAGATTCGTAATTGTCCATTTAGGATTTTTAGCTCCAGGAAACTTAGAAATGTCTGCTGATATAGTTACGTGCGTAGATTTTTCTACGACAGCATAATCTTTAAATACCTTTACGTTATCCCATGTTGGGTTATAGTGCTTTACATGAACTTCACCGCCAACCGCTGCCTCAGAACTAGAATTACCCTTTATTATTTCTACTGATTCAAAATCGTAGGTCTTAGAATATTCCTGACCCACACAAAGTATAAAGTTTAAATATGGATTTTGGAATAGTTGTGGATTGGCGTGTAAAGCAATATTATCAGCCGTATCGTTTATTAGGCTACCATCTATGTTTAGCTCTAAATCGCTACCAGAGATTTGAATGTAGTCTCCTGTTAAGCTGCCATCCATATTTAAACCTAAATCGCCGCCAGAAATTCTAATGTATTCTTCTAGCAAGTCGCCATTCGCGTTTACATCCAAGTCACTACCAGAAATTTGAATATTATCTTCTACAATAGTTGTATTATCACTAAATATAGGGTTATAGTTAAATTTAGAAATCACAGGATCTTTAGACCCCTCCAATTCTGCTATAATTGCAAGCCAACCCGCTTTATCGGTAGGTCCCGCTGGAGTAGGGGAGCTAATTGTATGTAAGCCGATTGATTTAACGCGAGTTCTTGGATTAATATGCTCAATCCTTAAAGTATCGCCCTGTTCTATATTTAAGATTTTAAACGATGCTGACAGATCTGGGCCTACTCTCATAGCGTCCCACCAATTATGGACCGTATCGTTCCATGTAAACTTACACTCTCCCCATTGGTATGGGCCGCTTGTTTCTGAAAAACCACTATCTGAGTAAATATCTACATATCTTCTAACTGTAGAAAATCTAATACCCTGATCTTCTTCCATGTGAATATAGTTAGCCCTATCTAAAGTCAAGTATAGAGTGGCTATATTATCATCCACCTTTGAGTTATTATCTTGTGGAAAATCCCAGTAGCCACCAGACTTATCCCAGTCCAAGCCCTTTGAATCCCATGTGTTAGCCACATCCTCAGCGTTAGTTTCTAACCACTCATAGACTCCATATAGCTCAATATCTTTTAACTTAACCTCGAATAAATCTTCTGTTTTATAGAACGACATGTGCCCGAATAGGTCATACGTTCTCATCTCTACCGTGTATTTTCCAGGGTGTGGTATTGTAAGGGGCAATTGACTATAGTCATCAACAGGTCCCCTGTATTCTTTATGCCAACCATTCGGGCCATCAACAATCCACTCTACTTCGTAAACCCACTTTTTCCACCAGTTATCCCATGTAACTCTAAGCTGGTCATTAGCGTCGATCGCATCATCCCATACGAAGTTAGCATCATCCCATCTATGGTCAAATGAAGGCATTCCATCTAGAATAACTGGGCAGCCTATTGGACAATTTGAATTCCAAGAGTTTAAGTCATTTTCATAGTATGTTTTATAGAATTCACGATAAACTTCTTTAAGCTCAGTTCTTTGAGCCTCAGATAGTTTTGCTTCTTCGCCAGGTTTAAGGGCTAAAAAGTTCTCAAAGTTATTTGTTGGAAGTACAGCTTGTTCTCTTTCTTCACCTAAATAGTAGTTCTTTGTAAGACTAGGTTCTAAAACTCTAGCAGTGTCTTCAATGAATAAGTCTCTATTCTCTGGGAATACTCTATACTTAATTCTATGCCCTTCTGTAAAGAAGCCGATCGGATTTTCTACTTTCCAAAGGTTAATACTTCTTTGAGTAAAGTAATCACCTTCTCCAGTAATATCTACAATCTTAGCCTCTAGGGGTAAGTAGTCTCTTTGTAGTCTATTCTTTAAACCATATAGTTTAATGATAACTTCTTCTGGTGTATAGTCAAAAGTCTCAGTTACTTTAGGGATATCCCATACATCAAACTTACCGTTTGGCTCGTTAATTCTATAAACAAGTGAGAATCTACTAGTTTTCTTTTGAGTAGCCGAAGGTACTTTAAACTTTAGTCTCTTTCTAATCATCTCACCCCTAACCGAAGAGTTTGCTACTGGGATTGCATGTAGCTTACCAAAGTTAGGGCCTGATTTATTGACGTTAATCCAATATTCTTTTAGAGTAATCTTATCATACCCAAAGAAATCGATCGCGTTTAGAATGGCCTTATACGTGCCCACAAACGGTTTAATATTATGTAGCTCTAGTAATAACTCCTTTCTCTTTTGGTTTAGTAGGATTTGGTTAGGAGCTTGTTCAGAAATATCATGTGACTTAAATAACATAAAGTCAGACTCGTCCAATTGAGTACCTAAGTTGTTAAGCAAGACTCTTAATCTTTCGTCCTCTTCTTCAACTTCACCATAAAACTCAATCCTAGCTACGTACTCGCCAGCAGCCTTAATAGCTAAAACTCTTTTATGTATTCCCTCTTTGGTAGAGTTTAAGGCAATATTGATTTGGTGTGCGACATTACTTAAATTATCTAAGCTTTTAACACCCTTATCATCTTGGCTAATAACGTGTGAAAAGTCTACTAGATCTTTTGATACAGATTTAAATTCTTTAATGATAGGATTACCAGTATCTGCTACCTCATACCCATACATAATAATATCTTCTGAGTGGAAGGCCCCAGTAGGTTCCCATGAAAACTCAAATGAATTAATATCTGAATTAGGCGCAATTGGTGTATTGACAAAGGCATTACCGTCACCATCTTTACAGTTTTCTAATATGAAAAGATTGACAGTCTCATACAATTGTGCAGATACTAGAGGCATATAAACTTTACCCTCCCAGATGCCGTCTACTTGCTCTAATTGTAGTTCGTGTTTTAGACCATTAAAAAATCTTAAGTTACTCCACATTATCTAGTATTCTTATCGTCTTTTTTAACCGTGTAGTTATTGTAAACCTTTAAAAATCTTATACCCCTTAGCATATTTAAAATAGCATCATCTAAAAAGAGAATAAACTCTCGCATAGTTTGATTTCTTTGAATATGCTTAGATAACATTCTAGAAAGAAGGCCAGAAGATTCATAATCATATCCATTATGCAGTCTTTCGTCCTTTCTAGACTTAGCAACGTCGTAAAGTCGCTTTCTTTTATATACTAATAGATCTTTATATAACGACATTATTTCAAGGCTTTTCTGTTTCCAGCCTGTACTCTAGTATAAATCGTTCTAGGTACTGGCTCTGGGTCAAAGTTAACTGAAAGTGCGGCTTCTGCGTTAATTAGGGCACCATCTTCAATTAGGTCCCCATCGCGATCTTGCCAGCCTCCTCTAAAAACTGCAACCTCTTCTTTCTCCATGATGATATCACCCCATTGGTCTAAACCTGCAACGGAGTACGGTATTACTGTAGTCTCATCAACGTCTACGACTTTGACTTCCTCTACTTTCTTGAAGAAAATATATTTTTGCTTACCGTTACCTATGTCTTCTAAGATTACGGGCTCTTGTGGCTGGATCTTAGTAGTTACCGACTCGTAATAGCCCTGTCTTCTAGCTGTTTCTTCAGTTTCAGAAATAAATCTAACATTTACAGCATCAATACCTTCTATTTCTTCTAAGATATACACAATATCTGATTTAGGCAATTTGTCTCTTCTGGTTACATTTAACATGTAATCACTTACAGCCGCCCTAACATCTGTGAATATTTCTTGTTTAGTGAAACCTTCAAAGTACCTAATATTAATATCCATACTGTACTTTCTAACTTTAGGTTTTACAAATACTACTTCTGTGGTCACCATTTGTTGACCTGAATCTTGTATAACTTTTAACATCTTGTCATACTCGTTTTGGTCAAAGAACATTTCGTTTTCAGGAATCGAGAAGTAGTCTTGATTTGAAGTTAATTTCTTTCTAACATCTGGCATTGCAAAAATGTAGATTACGTTATCGTCATCTAAATATTCATCCGATGTGGTATTGTAAGCGTCCACATACGAGAATAGCCCATACCTAGATAAGAAGTATTCGTAATTATCGGGTGTTGCTAATACAAACGATTTACTTGCAAGGGGAGTCATAATCTTAGTGAATTCAGTTGACTCTCTTTCACTTCCCATTTTAGGAGATGAAGTTAATGTAATATCTAAAAATTCGTTTAGATCGTGTTCTTCGCCTAAAGAATCAACGCCCTCCGAATCCCACTTGAATGTAATTTCATTACCATCTGCAATATTACCCGCAAAACCGTCATGTTTAACATACTCGATCTCAATTGCAGATCCAAGCGGCGGAATAGCACCAAACGCCCCGTTACCGAAATAAACATCAATACCACCAGAAATACCCGTTTTAAGTAGGTATCCCTTTTCGTTATTTAATAGGTCGTACAAGGATTCGTGTTTAGTCCACTTCTCACCGTTAACAGCGACGCTAACTTTAGAATGGTCTGTCAGCTTATTGATTTGTATATTAAAAGACTGTAATTTTTCACCAGTACCAGTAACTGTTTGTGATTCAAATTCACCTTGAATAATCGCAGTCTTAACTTTAGTCATGTTAGACTTCTCTAATCTATACCTATCTTTAGAGGTTAATAGGGTATACTTTAGTCCATTTAAGTCGCATTTTAGAACTGCTCTAGCATCTATATTTAGTCCAGTGCCTGCAATCTTCCCTAAGTCTGCACCTGGCTTCCATCTAAATTCTATCTCACCGGTCGCAGCAAAACCCCTAGTAGCGTCATGCCCAGTTAACCTTGACATACCATAAATAGACTCAGGGTGCTGAGCTGTATAAATGTTTTGTTCTACTGTTGCATCTTCAATATAGAACATTAACATCTCATATATTTCTGAAAGTACAGAAATAATCTGAGCGAAAGGGGACGCTTCAGTAAATAGTGTATTCGCACGGTTATAGACCCTAGAAACATAGGTCCTAGTGTCAGACTTAATTTGAGAAGCCCTCGCTCTAACCGTATTTAAAAATTTTAGTTCTGCCATTTAATATTTATCTCTTTTATCTAATGTTTACTTGGATTAGGTATTTGCTATCTACTGTTATGTCCACATAAGCAATATCCCTTACTTCTCCCTTAAAAAAGCTAACCTTAGTACTAACTTTATACTTTTTAGCTAATGGGCAATAAGCATTAATCTGGCCACTAATAGTATCTTGGATTTGGAATTCATTAAAACCTAATGAGTAAACCAAATCCTCTAAGTTACATCCAAACTCAGGAGAGCCTAAAACTTCAGATCTATTTGTAAATAAAATGGTTTCGATCTGAGTCAATAGCTGCTCGATCTCGCCGTTTGATTGTATTTGTTTAGATTGATAGTTAGGGTCACCAATATATTTAATGTAAAACTCCATCTATATATGTATTCGGCTTATTACGAATGGAACATCCAGTCCACGCCTTCGTCGCCCTTAATTTCCTCGATAATCGACTCTAATTCGGTGTCTCCCATGTCTTTTATCGAGTCATAGTCAAATTCTACATTACCTGGTAATGCAAATTTAAAAATACCCAGCTTTGCGCCTAGCGCAGATTTAATCTTAGCGCTAACATATCTAAAAAATATCTCATCTTCATAAAGTGCACAATCTTGAATAGTCTCATACACGTGCAGGATAACGTCTCCCTTTGGAGTATCGCCCAAAAACTTTAGCTCTCCAGTTAATCTTGAAAACTGAAACGAAATTGGATTTTCTAAAATCATCCTAGACATATCAGCCAAAGATTGATTTAACACGTAGTATTGTAATTCTTCTGCAGATTCTGCTGCACCCGAACCTTCATACATACCTCTAAATAACATTTTCTCAATAGCGAAATCTCCGCCGCTTTGGAATCTAACATCCATGCTACTACCTCCGCTATTCCAGCCAGAAGCTAAGTCATGTACTCCAAATACTGAAAATACACCACCTCCACCATCTGCGTTTTGGCCTGGTAGGTTTAAAACTCTATGGTTTTTAAAATATGAAGATGCAAATACGTCACTTGGAATGTGGTAGTAATTCTCTTTAACAGAGTCTTCATAGTTCTTGTAGAACCACTTCTTAGCTCTCTTGATAATATTTACGATTTCTCTTTGTGGTAAATTAACTGGAACCATACAGGCACCTGTCAATTCATCACCTAATTCAGATAAGAACTCATTTAAACAGTTCTCGCTAAAACTTCTAGGAGTAGTTAAATCGTTGTTATTACCACTTCTAATTTCACTCATTTTATGATTTTATTTTTTTACTTACCACAATCTCAGTATCTTCAAATCTAGCATGAGGTCCAACCCCACCTTCTCTAAAAATACCACCAACCATTTTGCCTTTAAAAATACCGTCAGTCCCAAAGACATAACAATTTTTCAAAGTACAACTACCATGCACATAAGAAGACTCTACTTTAGAATCTATAACCTCGGTTGCCTGGTAAAGGTTAGATCTTACTATTTGAGCACCTTTAATATCACATCCGTAAATATCGCTATGCTCTATATTACCTGATAACTCACACTCTACAAACTCAAAATCGCTAAGTAGGTAAGCACATTTAAACTTACCATCCTTGACTTGTACCGAACTATAGTCTGAATCATAATTAATTATCCCAGCTTCCATAGTTCCGTTTGATAGAAGTTCTAAGACTTTATGTTTAAACCTGTCCCATTGAACTCTAATAACGCGTTCATCATCTTGTAAATCTACCAATATATGTATCTTAGGCCAATGCTTATTTACGGCCTTATAGTCTTTTAGCATATCTGTTAGAGGTTTATTCTTCTGTAGAATACGCTTGAGTTCTATTTTATTTTGAGGTGTGAACGCTGGATTGTAGCAAGACCTCCAGATAGCCATGATAAAACTATCAGCTAAATGTAGGATATCATCGCCTCTTTTCTCATAGTCTTTACCCCCAATATATCTAAACTCTAAGTAGTTTTTCTGAGCCTTTTCAAAGTTAATACCATAGTATTTTGTATTGGCATAAGTAAAGTTATCTGAGTTAATCATATTCTCATTATAGTAGAAAGCTTCATGCTTAGGCATTACCCATTTAATGGATTTTGCATAAGTTGAATTTTCTCTATTAGGGAAATATTTGTAAACTCTCTTTTCGTCAAACTCTAAAATAAACTTTAAGACATTCATTCTAGAAATCATGTCCTTATTGACTAAGAAGTCTTCATTAAAAGACATATTTAAGTGGATTGAAGCTCTATCGGTTGTATATCCGTTTTCTCTAATCCAAGCCAGCATTTTAAGTATAACGATTCTGGCATCTTTGTAAAGCATTGCACCAGTAACCAATTCACATAGGCCGGCCCCGCCTGACATATCAGGCTCTAACTTAAACTCATCTTTACTAGGTTGGAAGTCGGAATGTGCCTTATCCTCTAGTCTAATTTTTCTATTCAAGAGCTTGGAAAGAGACTTAACGGTCTCTTCCAGCTCTAGATTAGAATAAAACTCGAATTCGATGCCGATCTGGCTAGCAGCCAACACCGAAATTCTGCTTGAGTTTGCATTTAGTTTTTGCATCTTAAGAGTATGATATTATCTTTCAATATATATCAAACTCTTCTGGGATAGTTATTGGGGAAGCTTGAGGAATACCTTTTGTGTATTCTCGTCAATCCTAGTAATTTGAACTGTGATCGAGTCTCCTGCCTTAAAGACAGAAATAGTCTCGCCTATTTCACTAACATGTAATAATCCAGTAATACCATCTTCTATAGTAATGAATAGGCCATAGTCCTTTTTAGACTTAACCGTTGCCTTTACCGTAGACGGTATTTGGTATCTTTGAGAAATATCAGCCCATGGGTTATTATGGCTAACGTCTTTCTGTGTTAGCGTAATTTTATTATTGCTAATAATGTCTTTAACCTTAAATGTTATATCGTCTCCGGGCTTGATTTCTCTAGCTCTAAATTTAGTAAGGGTTTCTTCATCTAAGTCATTATGGTGAATCATACCAGTTAGGCATTTGTTGAATTCTACAAAGACGCCGTATTTAGCAGTACCCGTTACCTTACCCGCTTTATCCTCTTCTAGAGTTTCTTTTAATTTAGAAATTTCACCTGGAATTAGAGCTTGTAAGTATTTTCTATGAGAAACAACTATAGTGCCTCTATCAGGTGAGAAGCTTACAGGAACAACGTAAAGTTCTTCTCCAATAATAGAACTAAAATCAGATAGCTTGTTAATACCCGCTAAAGAACCTGGCATAAAACAATTAATACCTTGCACTTCCACTAAGTAGCCCCCATTCTCAATCATATTCTTAACTGTACCAATCCATGCAGTATTACCATCTTCGATACCTTCTCTAAGGTCTGAGAAAGTTTTATGCTTAATACCACCTGTAATTGTACCCGCAAGATTACCTTTTACTTCTGTAATTAAAACAGCAGTTTCGTCTCCTACAGAAGACCCTTGTACTAATTCACTTTCTTTAGAGAACTTAACGTAAACCAGTTCCCTATAGCCAATATCAACAGTAATCCACTGTCGGTCAATGCTATAAATTACACCCTCATGAATTTCACCTGGGAATACCTCAGGCTTAACTTGGCTATTATAGCCCTCCATGATATCGTATAGCTCTTGTGCATAAGGTTCTCTTGAGTAAACCTTATCACCTTTCTTAGTTTTAATATGTGGGTTTGGATTTCTTACGTGAGTTGGGCAAGTTGCTTGATAAGCGTCCCAATCAAACTCACCGTCTTTATCGTAAAATTCAGCGTATGGATTATCGCTGGTTTCTTCTTTAACAACCTCTGGTTGGGGTTGTACTTCTTGCGTTGTTTGTTCTTGTTCTAGAACTACCGTGGTTTCTGCGGAATCACCGATTCTGCGTCTTTTTTTAGTTTGAGTCATGTATATTTTTATTAGGTAATAACATATTATATATCCCCTTAAAAAAGGCTTTTATCCAGTTAGTCATTGTGTAATTTCCAAACTAATTCTGTCCAATAATCGTAATGTATCAATAGTTTATTGTCATAATCATACTGTAGGCAATCTCTCCAGTTTTCTGCAGATATCTCCCAGGGCCTTTGTGCCCATTCGACATCAAAGTCACATCTTTCACTATTCCACGTTAGGCCGCCTTTAAAACCTAACTTACCTTCTTCGGCGTCTATTACATGTCCGAGTTCATGGAAGAGCGTGCCGTCTTTAACAGGAAACGCCTTGTTAAACTGAACCACATACTCATGTTCACCAACCTTATTAGTTAGACCTAAAATCATCAAAAATAGAGGCTGGCTAGACATGATATGTACTTCAGCTTCTGGTGCATATTGTTTAAGTATAGCTTCTACTAATTTGAATTGCCTCTCGCTAAGAGTGCCAACATAATCTGTTGGTCCTGCTGAGATTGGAGCTGTGGGTCTTAATGTTTGTATACTTAACAACATAAGGCCCATAACTAATACGAATTTGATAAGTTTTAG